ATTTCTATCCATGAAATTTGTATTTTATAGATTGGCTAACTAAAACTTTGGCATGAATGTAGAGGCTATTGATACTATCTTCTTCTAAATACCAAGTTTCATATCTTGCGTTATCCGATATGACAGCCAGTCTCTTATATTGCTTTTGAAGCCTTTTTATATATAGCTGATTATCTAATACAAAGACATAAATTCCATCACCATCAAAAAAGTTAGTGGTGATATCTACGAATATTTGATCTCTGGGCTCAAATGTTCCAGCCATAGAGTCACCTTTAACAGTGATCATCTTGATTGTGGATGCAGATCTCCCACCAAACAGTCTTTTTGCTTCATCTGCTGAATACTCAATAGCCGTTATTGTCTCAATAAAATCATCAAGAACCATCACACCTGGCCCTGCACTAGCTTGGATATCCAGCATCTCCACCTTGTAGGTATTTTTATCTGAAACTTCAATATCTTGATTTATTTGAATACTACTGACTTTGTTTCTTTCATCAATATCAGTTATTCCGAATAACAACCAATTGGTATCAACTTCAAGTATTTCAGCAATTTTAATAACTCTGTTTTTTCTTGGCTCAGTACTGGTCTCCCACTGCTGTACTGATTGTGGTGACACTCCTACCAACTCAGCTAACTCAGCTTGGGTCATGTTTTTTGCAAGTCTAGCTTGCTTGATTCTTTCGCGCATAGTTTTCATTCGCTCAATATACAAGTTGCGCTTTTATTTTTCCAACAAGTAATACTTGCTTAAATAAAGCGTTTCTTGTATTCTTCTTGTTGTTAATCAGTTAAAGGAATATCTTTATGAATGCATTGGAAACAACAATTAAAAAAGCAGGTGGAATTCCAGCTTTAGCTAAGAAGCTAAAGATTAGCGATCAGGCCATTAGACAATGGGAGCAAAAAGGTCGCATTCCTCCTGCAAGATACGCTCAAATCAACGAACTATTCGGAATACCATTTGAGCATTTAGTAAAAGATAAAAATTAGTTTCACCCGCTCTTTAACATCGCTAACCCGCTCAGAGTAAATTCTCAGAGCAAACAATCCGCTCATATGGAATGAGCCACGGATCATTACTGCTGTTCCCAATATGGGAAGTAATCTAAGAAGGAATTTAAACTATGGAATGTGCAAAAAATATCAAAGTAGAGTGCTCATCAAACGAATTGATGACGTTTTACATTCAACAAATGTATTCAGTCGGTAATAACGGACTCGCTAAAGCGCTAGGAATACACCCATCAAAATCCAGTCGAGATAAAGCTCGAATATTCGATTTAGCTTGCCAGCTGGTAAGTAATTTCGGATTACCCCCTGACTCTGTAAATCTCAGTGAGAAGCCAACGAAAGTTGTTCTTGAAGGTGATTATGCAGAAAGGGTTATTCAAGCTCTTGAAGGGAAGGGAAAGGTTAAAAGAAAAGCCCCAGCGGTCACTGAGGCTTCTCAACAAATGGACTTAACCATTTAGCTTAACAAATACACTGTATCAATAACCAGTATTAAAGGGAAGCTGATTTTGAGCTTTCCTTTTGCTGATACAGCTTAGGAATAAGGGAATTATACCATGAAGAAGAAAGTTAATCATTGGTTTAATCGTCACGAAGTGCATAAAAACATCATGCGAGATAAGACGTTACGAGAAGTGACACCGTTAGGAAGTAAACGTCTAAAGGAAGCATTCGAAGATGCAAAATTGAGAAATGAGCATCGTGAGAAATTACTAGGAGGATCGCATGAGTAACGTTGCATATGCAGATTTTGGCAACAAAAACTATGGGAGTTCGCGCATGGATAACTCTAAGTTGGGTCATGTTGCGATATTCAGGAGTCTACTAAATGCAAAATGGGCAGAAGATACAGCAAAGTTATCCCTTTGGATTAGATTGTTAAGTCAGGCTAGACATAAACCGAAGAGAGTCGAATTTAGTGGTGTTTCTTGGGATCTTCGCGAAGGCCAGTTAGTAACAAAGGCGGGTGTGTTGGCTAGAAAGCTAAAAGACTCTAAGGGGAAAGAGAAAACGGAAAAGCAGATCCGTGACATGCTAGATTTTTTTGAAAGTGAAGGCATGATTTCCCGCACAGGAACCCGCCACGGAACAGTAATTACCATCACAAATTATAGTCAATATCAGGCTAATTTTGAGGTGACAAATCAGGTAACCAATGAAGTGACAATCAAACCCAGTGATATCAACGCCTCAAGAGGTGGTGAGGTGACAAACATCGTGACGAATGAGGTGAAACAGAATAAGAAGTTATTAGAATTAGAAGTTAAAGAACAAGATATAAATATCCCCCTTACCCCCATTGGGGAAGATATCGCTCTAGAAATTCTCGATTATTTTAATCAGCTAACCAATTCTAAATTTCAATCTACGGAACCCATCCTAAAAGCGCTTAATACCATCAAAGCTAAAGGCGAATGCTACACAGCTGATGAAATTAAACTTGTGATGGAGTGGGCTGTTAAGACTTGGACTAAAGGGAAGGACTTAAAACCTCAGAACTTGTGTCGAATGACTCGCTTCGATGGCTATCTGTCAGATGCGATCAAGTGGAAAAACCGAGACGGTATCAATCCTGTCGATTGTCCTCATGAAGAATTAATCAAAATCTGGAACAAATACGTTCCTGAAAGAGCCATTGATTTTCATGAGTGGACATCACGCAGACCTGCTTACAAAGATTTGGAGGCTGTCTGGAATGGCAAAACTAACAAAGGGCAATGGCGTGAAGTAAAACACATGGACACCTGCTTCAAGCTGATATCGCAATCAAGTTTATTCACTGGTCTGCAAGACAAGGGGTGGTTAACTCTTGACTGGATCTTAACACCGACAAGATGGTCGCAAACCTACGAACAAGCCAAACGAGAATATACCGAACGGAAAAAAGGGATTGTTTAATGGAAAATAAATTCACGGATTATTACTCAGAGCAAGCTGTCATTGGCGGAATACTGATTGCCACATCTGAAACAGAAGAAATTGCTATCTCAGCGATTGAAAGTTTAGTTGCTGACGATTTCACATCATCGGCTCACAAAGCCATATTTAAAGCCATGCAAAGCCTTGTCAGGAATGGCTCTAAGGTTGATTTGGTTTTACTGAATGGAGAAATTGAACAGCAAGATAATTCTGATATTACTGGCGGGTTCGGCTATCTTGCTGAATGCACTAAAAATACATCAAGTATTCAAATGTTACCCGGTTATGTTCAGAAGATTAAGGATCTAACCACGGCAAGAAAAACGCTTGCTGTTCTCAATGAAGGTATTGCGAAGATTAGCTCATCAAACGTTAGCAACCTTGTTGATGTTGTTGGTGAGGTCCAATCCTCAATCTCATCAATGGACACAGGTAGTGTTGTTGAAACACAGCACATCATGGACGGAGTGAACGAGTCGATAAATATTCTTGAGTCGATGATCAACGGTGATATCTGGAAATATAAAACACAGTTTGGTTTACCTGATATCGATAAGACATTTGGTGGATTTAATAACACCGATTTGATTGTTGTTGGTGGCCGTCCAGGTATGGGTAAAACCATGTTCAGTACAGCAATCTCAAAAGCGATTGGATTGAAGCAAAAGAAACCCGTTGTTTTTTATAGCCTTGAAATGCCGTCATGGCAGATATCAGAACGCATTTCATTTCATCACGCAGGGGTTAATAAGCAAGACTTACTCGGTGATGATAAATCGAAAATCAACATGGATGAGGCTTGGGCTAAGCTATCTCATGCACTTGCTGACATTCAGGAATCACCGATTTATATCAATGACCGACCATCAATGAGCATTCATGAAATACGTGCTGACGCTAGAAAGATGCACAAAAAAACGGGTGGTTTAGGTGTCATTATCGTTGACTACTTGCAGAAAATGAAAATGACCAATCCTGAAAATATGAATCAGTCAGTAGGTGAAATTGCGACAGGATTAAAAAACCTAGCGAAAGAGCTTAAATGTCCCGTAGTCGCACTTGCACAACTAAACCGTAACTTGGAGCAACGAACAAACAAACGCCCCGTTAATGCTGATTTGAGAGAGTCTGGCGTTATTGAACAAGAGGCTGACGTTATCTTCATGATTTATCGTGATGAAAAATATCATCCTGACACCAATCTGAAAGGTATCACTGAGGTTATTTGCACGAAATCACGACACGCACCTGGTGCAGAAAAAACATATTACTTCACTAACGCTCGCGGTGGTTTAGATCAGGCGGTATTGAGCAATATAAACAGCGACTACGTAGATGAAGAAATTGAGTGTTAACACGCAAGAGGATTTTTAGATGAAAGGAAACAACGCTAAGAGAGCTAATTGCGGAAACAAAAAATCATGCCTCCGCATTTATTATTACTCATTTTGTCCAGACTCAGATCGCCTTTTTTCAATCATCGCTGGCAAGGTGAAGGAGTACATCAGAAATACTTCGGTAAATCCTAGAATTTGCTCTGCTTCTTCTTTTGTGAATTCTTCATCAGAGTGGACTGCGCCATTTGAGTCAATTCTAACTATATGAGCCCAATCCTTCATGTCCTCTGTTATTTTTCCTTTAGTAAATAGCATGCTTATGCGTTGCGATAGTTTCTCATCTTTAGCATCCTCGCCCATAAGGATTTTAGTTGAGATATCAATAACTTTTCGGCAATTCATTACACAAGTTTCATATCTACCACGTTGAAAATCATCTTTTGATTCAATGAAGAATTTAGCAGCTCGACCTGGGGTGTTTTCTGGTGCCGAAACACTCTTTATCTCAGGGATTACTTCTAAAATTTCATATTCATTTAAATCAGAAGGGATAACTATATTATTACTTTGTTGTTGTTGGCTATATTTGAGGGGAGGTACTTGGTGGTAACTAATATCCACAACCACAACCCCAACTTTTTGGCAACTCCTGCACTTAAAAGCAACATCAACTATTGGCACGTCATTACCGCGCATATGTTCGCTAAAAGCCTGAAGAACTGCGTTTTCACGCAAACAAAAAGGACAAGTTAAATCAAATGAGAGCATACCCATGAATACATTAACTCCATTATTAAATGATATTTCAATAATTCTTAACAGTTCAGATAGACCTGAATTTACCTTAATTCAACGTTACGAAATAGCCTCATCATCGCAAAAGCCAGAATTTGTTATAGCGCTGATAGGTAAACTTATTGAGCAGGATAGGAAGCTAAAGGCTTTGCCACTTCCACCAATGCCAGAGGGTGAATGATGGAATCATCACTTGCACGAATGATAAAGCAACAGGTTTTCGACGCTAACGCTGCTCGCTTAGTTAAGCTCAACGATGAGCAATGGGATTTCATACTGAATGACCAAGACAAATGCGCGTGGGCTGGCGGTCATTACTACGGTCATGATTACCATGAGTGGGAAATTCTCATAGCTCACGATATTAAATACGTTCAAACAGGCTTGAGAGAGACGTTGATATAGGAGGCTAACTTGGAAGCAGATTTTCTCTTCCACGAATCAACCAAAAATACCGCATGGCAACACCTCAAAGAAGTTCTAGCAACAAACCAACCACACAGAATCATTATCAAGCCTTGGAAAAACAAGCGTTCATTATCTCAGAATTCAACTTTTCATTTGTGGTGCTCAGAGATAAGCAAATATCTATGTAAGAACAACGCCAATTACACACCAGAAACCGTCAAGGAGATGCTTAAGCATACATTCCTAGGTTATGAGGTTGTCGATATGGTTGACGTTACTACACAACTTACAGAGCGCGTAAGGACACTTCGGAAAACATCAAAACTTGATACAGGTGAAATGTTCCACTTCATGGAGCAGGTAGAACGCTGGGCGGTAGGTATAGGTTGTTTCGTGACGATACCTGATAACAGTGAATATATGAAATTGAAAAGGAAACAGGACGGATGACGCCAGAAGAAAAGTTAAAGCAATATGACGAGAAGTTAGAAGAGGCTCAGAAATTGGTTCGATTTATCGAAGAAAGTCGCCGTGAGCACATCAACCGCCATAACTTAAACAGGAAATAATCATGACTGACGAACAATATAAAAATTATGCAAATGTGATAGTAGCAGTTCGCGAATTTATATCATTCAACCATAAAACTATCTCATCAGTAGTTGGATTGACTCCTCACCGTTCAGGGACAGTTATCAGAAAACTACTTGAATTTAAATGTATCCGAGAGGTTAGTAGCGAAAGAGGTTCTGGTACCAAAATGATCCGCAACTACTCTGTTAGAGATGATGCAATTACTCGACTGAGAATGCAGTTTGAAAGAGAGCGTCGAGCCAATTTGCCGGTTTTCCCTAAGATTAAAAAGGCCGAGGAGACAGAACCAAAACAACAAGATGATGACTTTAAGTGCAGATTAAAGTTTGTCGACAAGGCCAATGTCTCAGGGATGGGTAATCCGATGTTGATGAAAATAGACTCGTTACTCAAAGGGGTTCGCAATGAACTGCATGTCATGCAATAGACCGTTAACAGATGATGAAATTTATGTGTGTGCTCAGTGCGCTGATGAATACGCTCATTTGGAAGTGATGGATAAAATCAAAGGAGAGGGAGATGCAGAAGCTAAGGCGACGGCGCTGTAAAATATGCCGAGAATGGTTTCACCCTAAATACAGTAACATTTGGTGGTGTTGTCCAGAGCATGGAGCAGAACTAGCGATAAAGCGAAGAAACAAGGAGAAAGAAAAAGCATTAGCGAAACGTAAAAAGGAGCAAAGAGAAAAGGAAGTTAAAGCAAAAGACAAACTCAAAGCCCGCAAGTTAGCAGTAAAACCCCTCTCATATTTCACCAAACAAGCACAGACCGCATTCAACGCATTTATCAGAGAAAGAGACAAGGATGAGCCTTGCATCTCATGTGGGCGTTTTCACGAAGGTCAGTATCACGCAGGACACTATCGAACAACCGGTGCTAATCCAGAACTTAGGTTCGATGAAGATAACTGCCATAAGCAATGCGCACCATGCAATAACCATCTATCAGGAAATATAGAAAACTACACGCCTCGGCTAATAGAGAAAATTGGTCAAGAGCGTTTCGATCACCTGATGGGTTCTCATGAATTGCCGAAGTGGAAGCGCGAGGATTATGAGCGGATACGTGATCACTACCGAGTCAAGTTAAAGGAGTTGAAAAATGCAAACTGAAATATCATCAATACCTGAATTACTCATTCAGCATCGAGGAAATATGAATAGCGTTGCTCGTTTGCTGGGTTGTTATCGTCATACTGTAAAAAAATACGCATATGATGAATCATGCAAGTATCACGTAGTCCTCAATGGTTCCCTAATGACTAAGACAAAGATGAAAGGGAATCAGGAGGGAATTCGATGAGACTTGCAGATTTACCAAAATATTTTTCACCGAAAAGCATTATGTTTAGTGACTCTCCATCTGCAACAGCGACTGATAATCTAACAATCACTGATGTAATGGCCTCGCTTGGTTTGGCGACCTCTAAAGCGAGAATGGGGATTGAGTTGTTTTTGGCGAAACAAGGGATCAATCAACCAACTGAAGCAGTGGAGAGCATTCATCAATATGCAATAACTCAGGCTCACAAATATAGTGCTATTGGAAAACTTAGTGAGAATGATAGAGGAACACTTCTGCAAATACTCGCAAATTATGCATTTCATGATTATGCAAGAAGCGCAGCCAGTAAAAAGGCATGCCCTGATTGTGACGGTGGGTTTATTGAGGTAGAGGTGTTTACCACTAAACAGCACACTCACTTTGCTGCTAAAGAGATTATTAAATTCAGCAAGAAGATGGGGGTGAAAATAACTCCATCTGACTATTCAAAATACAGGGAGGTTAGAGAAAAAATTAAGGTGATCTGCAAAACCTGTAATGGGAAAGGTGAAGTGAGTCATTCTTGCCGATGTAATGGCAGAGGTAAAACTTTGGATAAGGTGGAAACGAAAAAACAAGGAATTCCAGTTTTTAAAACTTGCCCTAAGTGTTCAGGTCGTGGCTATTCAAGATTGCCGGCAGAAGATGTTAGGCGAGAGATATGCTCAAAATTATTTGAACTGCCAGAAACGACTTGGCGTAGAAACTTTAAACCATTCTACGAGATGTTGATTCAGGAGTGTTTTAAAGAAGAGGCTAATGCAGAAAATGTTCTACAAAATGTAACAAAAAGAGAAATTGAATACATAAATTAGCTGATAAATAGAAATTAGTTGATCTTTTGGCGGAGATGGGCTATCGTGATTCTAACGATGGGTTATTGCCATTTCGTTAACGTTAAAAGAATTCAATACCTCGCTTCGGCGGGGTTTTTTTGTTATCTGAAACAGTGCCCCTCATAGTCCCTACGCAGAGCGGAGGAATCTGGTTTGCGATACACTTGGGGCTTTCTATTTTAATTCCCCGAATTCGAGGGAATAAGTTTTTGATATTTATCCAGAGTGCTTATTTGCATTGTGGTAATCCAACCATCCGGAATTTCCGGATAGTTCACATATTCGGTTATTCCGAACAACCTATTTTGAAGATCGCTTAGGCGGTCTTTTTTCGTATATGCCGACCACAGAACAATTACCCTCGTTATCACGTTCACATCAAGTCTGTGAGTCGGCGTTCTATTAACTAATCAGGACTACATATATGCAAGAGCCGTTAACAGGCACAGCAACCGCCTCGTTAGCGGGTGTCTCTATTGTAGGTCTCTATTCAGGTATGGACGCAGGCGTTGTTATCGGTGCGTTCGCAGGAGCGGTGATATTTGTATTGTCTGCTCATGATATCCGGCTGTTAAAACGATGGGCGTATTTCACGGTTGCATTTGCGATCGGGATATTAGGCGCTGATTTCATGTCGTCACTACTGAGTGGCATTATCGGAGATAGAGAGGTCGATCGCTCTGTTGGTGCCATGTTCTCATCGGCTGGTTTGGTTGGTGTGTTAGTAACGATATCTAAACCTGGTGCGCTCACAGACAGTATCAACAACGTTATTAACAACCTGATAGATAAATTCAGAGGAGGTGGAAGATGACCATCTCAATGTTTTGGATTTACATCAACTTTTTCTCATGTCTGCTTGCTGTTATTCGACTCATTAACTATGACCGTAACGGTGCTAAATATAAATTTATCCCGTCATTTATAGCTTGGGTACTCATTATTCTACTAGGTTCGATTCCGTTACGAATATTAACGAATGACTACACGCATGCAGATCCATTTGAAGTCGGAATCAATATCACGCTATGCGCGCTAATAATTCTTAGTCGTGGGAATGTGATGCAAATATTTAGAGGGGTTAGTAAAAATGACACTCGGTGAGAAACAACGAAAATTCACTCGCATGATTGCGGACTTAATTATCTTTGCCTACGACAACGGCTATGAGCTGACGTTTTCTGAAGCATACCGAACACCTGAGCAAGCACAGTTAAATGCCAAATCGGGATCAGGTATTAAAAACAGCTTACACACACAACGCCTAGCTGTGGATTTCAACTTGTTTAAAGACGGTAAATATCTAACAGCATCAAGTGATCATAAATTGCTTGGCGAATACTGGGAATCTATCGGCGGTACATGGGGCGGTCGTTTCAATGACGGTAATCACTACTCGTTAGAGCACAATGGCGTTAAGTAATATGAATACGCTAACTAAGGTATTAGCTGGACTACTGGCAATATCTGCATTCTGGTTATGGTGGGTAATAGATGATTACGACAAACTGAGCAAAGATTACAACACAGCAACCAATCAGTTATCCCAGCAAGTCGAAATTAACAAAGACTATCAAGCCCGTATCACTCGATTAAATCAACTCGATATTCGTCACTCACAGGAGTTAGCCAGTGCAAAGAATGAAATCAACACTCTTCGTGATGCTGTTAACTCTGGTTCTAAGCGGGTGTACGTCAAAGCTGAGTGTCCAGCAGCCACCAAGAATTCCACCGAAAGCGGAAGCGATGAAACCACCGCACGACTTAACAAAGCAGTTGAACAAGATTATCTACGTCTCAGAGAAATGATAGTTGAGAACGAACAGCAAACTTTGTATTTGCAGAATTACATCAACACTGAATGCCTCGCTCAATAGCGGGGCTTTTTAATGGAGAAATATCATGGCAGCACAAGGTTTCGATAACCCAACTCAATTCCGTGAAGAGCTGGATAAAAGCATTCCAAAAGAATAAAAAAAGCCCAGCATGGGTGCATGGGCAAACTAACAGGATATTAATCAAAGTATAGTGATAATTACTTAGTATAGCTTAAGTAAATATATATATCAGCAATTAGATAAGTCGTTTATCCATTAAGGAGGTCGATCCCTATCTTGACTGCTAGGAACAGACTAGAAGCAACCTGATTAACGTAGTGGTTGCGATTAACTTCACACAGGAACATCAAATGACAGAAATTACAGCACAGAATCAAATGCGCTTAGAGCTATTACGGTTAGTTGGCAATGATACCGCAGCGGCTCAAGCAGCTATTGAGTTCGTTAAGGACGATGCGCTCAAGTTTGAGTTATTCAAAGATGCATACAAAACATGCCAGACAGAAGCTCAGTTTGTAGCGCGAGCACAGAAAGCCGCTCGTGATGCTCAACAAGCACTAGATTTATTCACATAGTAGTTAATTACACAGCTCATTTACGAGTGGGCTGGATAATTGATTAAGGGGGATATATGAAATTACATAAAAAAGTAAAAGTCCCCATATACGGACTTAATATTCATATCTGCGCTACTGAGGATGTTGCAGCTAGTTTCTATGGGCCTGGTATACATACCCCATCAAATATGGGGCAGGTTGTTCAGATTGAAAATACAAAAACTGGCGAGATGATAATCCTCATTAGCTTTAAAGATGTCGATTGTTTTAATGCTGATGTTGTATCTCATGAGTCAGTGCATGCCGCATGGAAGGTGTTAGAAATAGTTGGCATCAAAGTAGATTACGAAAATCATGAGGCATTGGCGTATCTAACTGGTTGGATTGCTAATGAGATAAATAAGTTTTATTACAAAATTAGTGCTGATGGTGATAGCTCATGACAAAGAAAAACAAAGGTGGTCGCCCATCTGATTACATTCCTGAGACTGCTCATGACATTTGTTCAAAGCTTGCAGAGGGAGAAAGTTTGCGATCGGTTTGCAGGAGACCTGGAATGCCAAGTAAGGCGACAGTATTTCGTTGGTTATCCGAAAATGCAGAGTTTCGAGACCAATACGCGAAGGCAACAGAGCAAAGGGCTGATGCATTATTTGAAGAGATTCTAGAAATAGCTGATGACGTGCTTCCTGATTCCGCTGAGGTGGCTAAGGCTAAGCTTAGGATCGACACTCGAAAATGGTCGCTGGCTAGAATGTCTCCCAAGAAGTATGGCGACAAAGTTACACAGGAAATTACTGGTGCTGATGGCGGCGCAATTCAAATAGAAACATCACCTATGAGTTCATTATTCGGTAAATAGCATGACACAGATAAACCCTATCTTTATGCCATTCATTGAGGCGCACCGTTACAAAGTCGCTAAAGGTGGCAGGGGTAGCGGTAAATCTTGGGCGATAGCTAGGCTTCTCGTTGAAGCAGCAAGGAGACAGCCGGTACGTATACTTTGCGCTCGTGAATTGCAAAACAGTATTAGTGACTCAGTTATCAGGCTTCTTGAAGATACGATAGAGAGAGAGGGCTATAACAATGAGTTCGAAATTCAGCGCACTATGATTAAACATCTTGGCACTGGCGCTGAGTTTATGTTTTACGGCATCAAGAATAACCCGACAAAGATTAAGTCACTTGAAGGTGTGGATGTTTGTTGGGTGGAAGAAGCAGAGGCGGTAACAAAAGAGAGTTGGGATATTCTGATCCCGACAATTCGAAAACCTAACTCTGAAATATGGGTGAGCTTTAACCCGAAAAACATTCTTGATGACACCTATCAGCGTTTCGTTGTTAACCCACCTGATGATATTTGCTTGCTTACTGCCAACTATACCGACAACCCTCACTTCCCTGATGTATTGCGATTAGAGATGGAGGAATGCAAACGCAAGAATCCAACGCTATATCGGCATATCTGGCTCGGTGAGCCGGTAAGCGCTAGTGACATGGCTATTATCAAGCGTGAATGGTTAGAGGCTGCTACCGATGCACACAAGAAGTTAGGATGGAAAGCTAAAGGTGCGGTAATTTCAACTCACGACCCGTCTGATACTGGTGGTGATGCTAAGGGATATATTTCACGCAGGGGATCAGTAGTTAACAAAGTTGCAGAAGGTTTGCTGATGGATGTTAACGAGGGCGCTGATTGGGCTACGGAGAAAGCTATTCAAGATGGCGCTGATCATTTCCTATGGGATGGTGACGGATTAGGTGCGGCATTACGCAGGCAAGTTACTGACGCATTCACTGGAAAGCAAACAACAGTAACCATGTTCAAAGGTAGTGAGTCTCCTTTCGATGAGGATGCGTTATATCAATCTGGCGCATGGGCTGATGAGGTGGTTAACGGTGACAATAGCCGAACGATTGGTGATGTATTCAGAAACAAACGCGCACAGTTCTACTACGCATTGGCTGATAGACTCTATTTAACCTATCGAGCAGTAGAGCATGGCGAATATGCAAACCCTGACGACATGATTAGCTTCGATAAAGAAGCGATTGGCGAACAGATGTTAGAAAAACTATTCGCAGAGCTTACGCAAATTCAACGTAAGTTTAACGGTAACGGCAAGTTAGAGCTAATGACCAAAGTTGATATGAAAGTGAAACTTGGCATCCCATCACCTAACTTAGCTGACTCCCTCATGATGTCTATGTATTGCCCTGTGATTATTCATGACGATACAGAGATTTACGTCCCATCATCTTCTAGTTGGTAACTATGGCTGAAACACTACAACAAAGACATGAGCGAATAATGCTCAGGTTTGACCGTGCGCACTCACCGCAAGAAGATGTGAGAGCGAAATGCGTCGAAGCAACACGGTTTGCACGAGTGCCCGGTGGTCAATGGGAGGGTGCAACTTCTGCGGGTACTAAACTCAATGAACACTTTGAGAAATACCCTAAGTTTGAAATAAACAAGATAGCCACTGAGCTAAACAGGATCATCAGTGAGTATCGCAATAACCGAATCACAGTTAAGTTTAGACCGGGTGACAAAGAAGCAAGCGAAGATTTAGCTGATAAATTAAATGGTTTGTTTCGTGCGGACTACGAAGAGACTGATGGTGGTGAGGCTTGTGATAATGCGTTTGATGATGCAGCAACAGGTGGGTTTGGTTGCTTTAGGTTAACAACAAACCTAGTCAATGAGTTAGACCCAATGGATGACAGGCAGCGAATTTCTATCGAGCCTATTTATGATCCGTCTCGTTCTGTGTGGTTTGACCCTGACGCCAAGAAATATGACAAGTCTGATGCCGAATGGGCCTTTTGCATGTACTCGCTATCCACCGAGAAGTACAAGGCTGATTACAAAAAAGACCCAGTAACGTTAGATGTAGGTATTGATAGGTCATGGGATTATGACTGGTTTGATTCTGATGTTGTCTATATCGCTAAGTATTATGAGGTAAGAAAAGAATCAGTTGATGTTGTCAGCTTCCGAAACCCAATTACTTCAGAGGTTGTTACCTATGACAGCGAACAACTTGAGCAGGTTGGTGATGAATTAATTGATATTGGCTTTGTTGAAGTTGCTCGAAGAACAGTTAAGCGCCGTCGAGTTTATGTGTCAGTGGTCGATGGTGATGGATTCCTTGAGAAAGCTCAGAGAATACCGGGTGAGCACATTCCTTTAATCCCTGTTTATGGTAAGCGATGGTTTATTGATGACATCGAGCGAGTCGAGGGGCATATTGCAAAAGCAATGGATGCTCAGCGCCTTTATAACTTACAGGTGTCAATGCTTGCTGATTCAGCAGCTCAAGACCCCGGTTCGGTTCCTATTGTTGGCAAGCAACAGATTAAAGGGCTTGAAAAACACTGGGCTGATAGAAACTCAAAAAGACCTGCATTCCTTCCTCTGAATGAAATAACCGATAAGCAAGGCAATGTTATTGCGCCAGCATCAGCAATTGGTTATACGCAACCACAGCCACTTAATCAGGCAATGGCTGCGCTGTTGCAGCAAACAAGCTTAGATATTCAGGAAGTAACTGGTGCTAGTCAGGCAATGCAGCAAATGCCTAGCAATATTGCCAAAGAGACCGTTAATAGTCTTATGCACCGATCGGACATGGCTTCGTTTATCTATCTGGATAACATGGCTAAGAGCTTGAAACGTGCTGGTGAGGTATGGCTATCGATGGCTAGAGAAGTATATGGATCTGATAGGCAAGTTCGCGTAGTTAATGAGGATGGTACTGATGATATAGCGCTGATGTCTGTGACGATACGAGATAAACAAACAGGCGAAATTGTAGCCATGAATGATTTATCTACTGGTCGTTATGATGTCACGGTTGATGTAGGCCCATCTTATACAGCAAGGCGTGATGCCACTGTTTCAGTGCTGACAAATCTTCTTGCTGGGATGCTTCCTCAAGATCCGATGCGCGCAGTTGTTCAGGGGATTATCTTGGACAACATGGATGGTGAAGGTCTTGATGAGTTCAAGGAGTACAACCGCAATCAGTTGCTTACTCAAGGTGTCGTAAAACCTCGCAATGCAGAAGAAGAGCAAATTGTCGCTCAGGCACAGCAACAGGCGCAACAACCTAACGCTGAGTTATTGGCAGCGCAAGGTGTGTACTTGCAAGGACAGGCAGAAGTCCAGAAGACGAAAAACGAAGAGCTATCCATTCAGGTTAAAGCATTCCAAGCACAAACCGAAGCTAGGGTTGCCGAGGCTAAAGTTGTACAACTTCTTGCATCAGCAGATAGCACAAAGCGCGCTGAAATTAGAGAGGCGCTTAAAATGTTACATAACTTCCAGAAGGAACAAGGCGACTCATCACGAGCAGATGCCGAGTTAATTCTAAAAGCAACAGATACGCAGCATAAGCAAAGCCTAGACGTTGCGAAAACCATTCAATCACAAAATAACCAACAGTCTCCTGCGGACCTCTCGCAGAGTTAAGGAGTAATAAATGGAAAACGAACTGATCATTGATGGTCAGGCAGTGCCTATGTCTGAAAATCAGGAATCACAACAGCAGGAAAATACAGATCAACCAACGCAAGTTAGTGAGAATAATACCGCTAATAATGACGAGGTTGTCACTGGTAGTTCGGCTGAAGTAAAACCAGATCAGAGTGTCGAGCAGGAGCAAGATTACTCCTTGCAAATCGGCGATGAAGAAATCTCGTTAACTGATGACGATGATTCAATTGAGGGGCAGCCAGCCCCTCAGTGGGTTAAAGACCTTCGAAAAGGCTTTAAAGATACTCAGAAAGAAAACCGTGAGCTAAAGCGCCAACTTGAGGAAATTACAGCCAAGCAAACGCAAGAGCCAGCGGTTAATCATAATGATGAAATACCTCAGAAGCCAACACTAGAGTCATGTGATTGGAGTGAGGAGGCATACGAGAAAGCATTAACTGATTGGTATGAGAAAAAAAGCCGTGCTGATCAGAGTAAAAAAGCCAAGGAGAAAGAGCAGCTCGACTATAAGGAAAAAATCCTTAAGCGACTGGAAGATCATAAGCAACGAGCATCTAAGTTACCTGTAAAAGATTACGCTGAGATGGAAGAGATTGTCACCAATGAAGTTCCTATCATCCATCAGGAAATCTTACTTAGAGCTGCCGATGAAGGTACAGAGCTAATTGCTTATGCACTTGGTAAGAATAAAGAATTGCGCCAGCGGCTTACAGCTGAGAAAGACCCAATACGTGCCGCATTCCTACTTGGTCAGCTTAGCCAGAAAGTTAAGTTAGCACCAAAACCAAAGAAAGCACCTAAACCTGAGCCGGAAGTTAAAGGTGGAGCGGGAAGCGTCACGACTGATGAATTAAACAAACTGTGCCCCGGCGCAATTATTGAATAAGCAAGGTGTAAAACATGGCTAATAACTTAGATTCAAACGTAAGTCAGATTGTACTTAAAAAGTTTTTACCGGGCTTTATGTCCGACTTGGTTTTATGTAAGACAGTTGATCGTCAATTACTGGCTGGCGAAATCAACTCAAGCACTGGCGAAAGTGTCAGCTTTAAGCGCCCGCATCAATTCAGCTCTGAGCGTACGGCTGATGGTGACATTACTGGTAAAGCAAAGAATGGTCTTATTTCAGGTAAGGCTACTGGCCGCGTTGGTAATTATATCACTGTCGCTGTTGAGTGGCCGCAAGTTGAAGAAGCGTTAAAGTTAAATCAGTTAGACCAAATCTTAGCGCCAATTCATGCTCGAATGGTCACTGACCTTGAGACTGAATTAGCTCACTTTATGATGAATAATGGTGCATTGTCACTTGGTACGCCAAATTCACCAATTGCCAAATGGTCAGATGTTGCTCAAACAGCTACCTTCTTGAAAGATATCGGCATTAAAGCTGGTGATAACTACGCAGTGATGGATCCTTGGTCTGCCCAGCGTCTTGCTGATGCACAAACCGGCCTACATGCGTCTGACCAATTAGTGCGTACAGCGTGGGAAAATGCACAAATTCCGGGTAACTTTGGCGGTATTAAAGCTCTAATGTCAAATGGCTTAGCATCTCGTGAGCAAGGTGATTTTGGCGGAACACTGACTGTTAAAACAGCTCCAACAGTGGATTACACTGCTATTAAAGATTCCTATCAGTTCACTATCACTCTTACTGGCGCAACAGCAAGCAAGACTGGATTCTTTAAGGCTGGTGATCAGGTTAAATTCACTGCGACACATTGGTTAAATCAGCAAAGCAAGCAAACTCTGTATAACGGTTCTACTGCTATCAGTTTCACCGCCACCGTTCTTGAAGATGCAAACTCTGATGGTACTGGTGATGTCACTGTTAAACTTTCTGGTGTTCCGGTGTATGACGCAGTAAACAAACAGTACAACGCAGTTGATCGCAAAGTAGCAGCAGGTGATGAGGTTGTAGTGATCGGTACTGCTAAGCAGCAGATGAAGCCTAATCTGTTCTTTAATAAAATGTTCTGTGGTTTGGGCACTATCCCACTGCCAAAATTACATAGCATTGATTCAGCAGTAGCCACATATGAAGGTTTTTCTATCCGCGTACACAAATATGCTGATGGCGATGCTAACAAGCAAATGATGCGTTTCGACTTGCTACCTGCTTATGTGTGCTTCAATCCACACTTTGGCGGTCAATTCTTCGGAAACGTCTAATACCCTCGTTGTTTATTTGGGAGCTTCGGCTCCCTTTTTTATTTGAGGTAAATATGGAACGTAAAAGCGTTTTCGTATGGGCTAACAATGAAAATGGTTATGTACAGGCTGTCATTGTGGCTAGTGATTTTCCTGCATTTAAGGAACTTGGCTTCGTCGCTTCTGTTGATGAAGTTATTAAACCAGAGGTAAAGAAATCTAAGGCAACTAAGAAGGCAGAAACAAATGGCAATGACACTGACTAAAGGTGAAATTGTTCTATTTGCGTTGCGTAAGGCTGGCGTTGCTTCTGATGCGACGCTAACTGATGCTGAGCCGCAATCGGTAGAGGATGGTATTCATGATCTAGAAGATATGATGTCCGAACTACAAATAACATTTGGCGATTTGGGTTATAAGTTTTCACTAGAAGATGAGCAACCAACACCAGATGATGATTCTGGCTTACCTCGCAAATACAAACAAGCTATCGGCTACCAATTGTTACTCAGAATATTAACTGATTACGGGCTAGAGCCAACACCAAGGCAAGAGGCATCAGTATCTTCTTCTTATGATGCATTATTGCTTGATACGCTTAAGGTTCCATCTATCGATAGGCGTGGGGATATGCCAGTTGGTCAAGGTAATAAATACACAGCTTTAGGCGTAGATAACTATTACGTCGAAAGGGGGTTTAATGCCACAGGTAAAGATTCCACTGGCTAGAGGTTTGCGAAAAGACCCGCACACAGCAGATTACATTGACGGTCTTCCGGTTAATATGTTGGCAACACCGAAAGAAGTATTGAATGCGTCCGGTTATTTGCGCTCATTCCCTGCATTAGAAAAGCGTCATAGTGTCGACGGTGTATCTCGTGGTGTTCAGTACAACACGAAAAACAACACGGTCTACCGAGTGTGTGGCAACAAGCTTTATCGTGGGCAGAATGCTATTGCTGACATTCAAGGTAAAGACAGGGTTACTATGGCGCATTCTGGTTACAGTCAAGCAGTAGCATCAGGAGGTAAGTTAAAACTCTATCGCTATGACGGTGAGGTCAAAGAGTTATCTAACTGGCCTGAGGAGAAGGTAATTACCGAAGGCTATAAACGCGACGTTAAAAAATGGACTCACAAAGACGGTAATGATGATTTTGTACCGCTCACAAAGAGTGATCTAGATGGGTTCTTAACGTTAAAAATCACGCCTAAAACTTCTGATGGTAAAACCGGTAATGAGATGCTTATTACTGAGCAAATGGTGGGCGTTAAATTATCTCAGCAGGAAGAAGATGATAAACCTTATCTTACTGACGTTCTGGTGGAAGGTGTTAAGCGTGCAGGTGGTAAAATTACAGTCACGTATAAAATGAACCTTGCCAAATCTAGCGAGCAAACAGCCAAAGACGTTACTGAATTTATAATGACGCAAGAGGTGCTAGAGGTAGTTGAGAGATACCCTCAATACGAATTAGGTGATGTTGTTGATGTTGCTCGTAACCGAGGGCGTTATATTTGGTTGCAGAAAGGCGGTGAGAGATTCGGAGTTACTGACTTAGAAGATGAGTCTAAACCCGATCGTTATCGTCCATTTTACACTGCTGAATCTCAACCTGACGGCATAATTGCTATTGATTCTTGGCGTGATATGGTGCTTTGTTTTGGTTCGTCAACCATTGAATACTTCACCATTACCGGCTCAACGAGTGCGTCACAAGTAATATATGCGCCACAGCCATCTTATTTTGTTCAGATGGGTATTGCTGGTCGTGATGCTAAGTGTAAGTTTGGAGAATCATTCGCATTCATCAGTAACCCTGCAAACGGCGCGCCTTCTATTTATATTCTTGGTGCTGGAACGGCTAGCCAAATTTCCACAGCAAGTATTGATAAGATCATTCGTAGCTATACGTCAGACGAGTTATCACATGCGGTTCTTGAATCTATTCGATTTGATGGTCATGAGTTACTCATTGTTCACTTACAGCGTCACACACTTTGCTTTGATGCAGCGGGCAGTCAGCAATATCCGCAGTGGTGTATTCTAAAGTCTGGACTGTATGAAGAAACATATCGTGCAATTGATTTTATGTACGAAGGTAATCAGATCACTGTCGCGGATAAGAATGAGGGAGTTATTGGTAATCTTGCTTTCAATAAATCATCTCAGTATGACAAGCAGGTGGAGCATATCTTATATACGCCCATGGCTAAAGCCGATAACGCAAGGGTGTTCGATTTAGAGCTTGAGGCATCAACGGGTGTTGCTCAGATTGCTGATAAGTTATTTCTCTCTGCAACAACTGACGGCATTAACTTTGGTCGAGAGCAAATGATTGAGCAGAACTCACCATTCCAATATGACCGCCGTGTTTTGTGGCGAAGAGTGGGAAGGGTGAGAAAGAACATAGGTTTTAAGGTTCGAGTTATCACTAAATCTCCTGTAACGCTGAGTGATCTGTCTATGAGGGTTGAATAATGGCAAATGAAAACCTTTCTACCCCCATAGAAATTCAAGCCTCTTATATTGTTCCAAATATCCTACCTGATAACTTTAGCGAAGCCTATCGACGTATAGTGTTGAGTGGCGCTGATGATATGGCAAAGGTGGCTGGTCGTGCAAATGAAGCTGGCGTAGAAGCGCTCGATGCTCAAGTTAAAAATGATGAGCAAGACGTTATTCTCGATGATCATGAGGAAAGGCTTGGTGATGCTGAGCAGACTATTGTTCTACATGGTAATCAATTAGCGAATCATGAAGAGCGCATCACAAAAACGGAAGAGGATTTATCTAAGTTAGAGGTAAGGGTTCTTAACGTTGAGCAAGACGTTGATGGTCTGAAAATAAAGATACAAGACCTTGATGGAAGAATATCTGAAATTAAAGTTGATTACGTTTCTCTCAGCAAAACAGAAAAACAGAAGCTTTCATCTCCTATCGATGTTTCAACATCCTACTCAGTAAACGGAATTAAAGTTGTTGGTCCTCGTGTTACCGGCTTTACACCAGCAACAGGTACAGCGCTTAAGGGTTCGTTTAACGCTAACCAATCCTACTCATTCAGCGCCGATTACACTCGATCAGAAATGCAAACCCTAGCAAATGGGTTAATTGAGGCTAGACAGAGAATCAAGGCGCTTGAAGATGCACTTCGCTCACACGGATTAATAGACTAATGGAAATTAAAATTATTGATAATCCTATTCGACTATCTGAGTTTTTAAATGATAAGTCGAACACGGGAAATATCGTTGATAGTAATGATCAGTATTTCATTAAACCTGATGCGCTTTACTTAGGTATTTATGAAGGAGTTCTGTTGGTTGGTGTTTTCGAGGTGCGTAACTTCTGGCATACAGTCGTTGAGTGCCACGCCATCTTTGATGCTGGATTCCGTGGTAAGTATGCCTTTGATGCACACAAATTATTCTGCAAGTGGTTACTGGAAAATAGTCAATTCACTAACTCGGTAACTATGGTTCCCGATACCACAAAATATGGTCGCGTTATTGTGAAAATGCTTGGTGCTACACGTGTCGGTCATTTAGATGATGCGTACATCAGTAATGGTAAACCGGTAGGTGTCACCATTTATCAACTAAAACGCGAACAGTACGAGGAGTTATTAAAATGCTGATTATTTCAGAGAGATTCAGAAATTCACTACTACCCATGCATGGATATATGAAAGGGGGCGGTGATGGTGGTGCAGGTGCTCAGGCTGATGCGACTCGTGAAGCTACAGCGTTACAGCGTGAAATATGGCAGACAACCATGAATAACTTGGCGCCTTTTACACCTATGGCGCAACAATACGTTGGGCAAATGCAAAATCTGTCAACATTAGAGGGACAAGGAAACGCACTAAACCAATACTACAACTCTCAACAGTTTAATGATTTAGCAAGCCAAGCCAGATACCAGCAGTTAGCAGGTGCAGAAGCTATGGGCGGCCTTGGTTCCACTGCGACAAGTAATCAGCTTGCTTCTATCGCGCCAATGTTAGGACAAAGCTGGCTTTCTGATCAAATGAACAACTATCAGAATTTGGCGAATATTGGTCTAGGCGCATTGCAAGGGCAGGCAAACGTAGGTCAGAGTTACGCCAATAATACAGGTCAGTTACTACAACAGAATGCAGCTGCTCAAGCGGCTATGGCTAACCGACCTTCATCTATGCAACAAGGGATTATGGGTGGATTAGGTGGTGCTACTGCCGGCATGGCTATTGGTGGTCCATGGGGCGCCGCGATAGGTGGCGGTCTTGGTGTTCTTGGTTCATTATTTTAAGGTGATGATATGGCTACATGGAACCAGCAGGGATCAGGGGGATTTCTTGGCGGTATTGGTTTAAATAATACTAACGCCCCTAAAGCAAGTGACGCAAACGCAACTCTTGCTATGATCCGAGAAAATAATGACCTACAAAGATCTGGTGCTAATAACATCGGGTTGCAGTTAGCTCAAGGGCTTGGTGGACTTGGTGAAATGTATAAGCAACAGCAAGCTCAGCAAAGAGATAAAGAATTCCAATCTTTGTGGGGTAAGGCGTATGCATCTGGAGATAGAGACGCCATGAGGCAGTTAATGGCTACATATCCAGAACAGGCTGAGAAAATAACCTCAGGTATGCAGGGAATATCAGAGGACGTCAGGGAGTCTTTAGGTAATATAGCATCTGGCTACCGGATGGCTATTAATAGTGGTAATGCTACTGATTACATCCGTAAAAATGCTGATGAGTTACGACGATTAGGTATTGACCCTCAGCAGGCTCTGGCTATGGCAAATGAAAACCCCAAAGGGGCTATAGAGTTAGCTGACCATATCGGCATGTCGGCATTAGGCCCTGATAAGTATTTTGATATTCAGGATAAAATCGAAGGTCGTTCTATTGATAGAGATAAACTTTCCGAGACAGTGCGTAGTAATCAAGCCAGTGAAGCGTTAACGAGAGAAGGTCATCAAATACAAATTAGAGGACAAAATATCTCCGCTCAAAACTCTATTAGATCTGCTAACTCAACAGGAAGCAAGCCTGCATCTGTGCAAGAGTACGAGTACATGGTATCTCTTACCCCTGAACAACGTAAGCAGTTTTTAGCGTTAAAAGGTAGGGGAGAGAGTGAATTGCAACAGGCTCAGTTATCCAATGGGCAAACTGTAATGATTGATCCTAAAGCTCAAGGTGCAGGAGACTCTAAATATTACAAGGGGTTCGACGCTAACGGTAATGTAGTAACCATTCCTGTCAATGCTCTATCAAGCGTATCTTCTACAGCAAATAATGCATCAACTACACGCATGAATGAAGATTTATCTTTAATAGCAAACGCGCCTATTTCCCAATTAAATGCCATTACTGGTATTACTGGAGGAACAGGAACAACACCTATAACAGCTGACGCAGGAACTAGGACAGTAAATAAAGAGGCGCGATCTTTATATAATGCCGCTCAGCGTATACAAGGCAATATGCAGAATCAAGGTATTAGCGCAGCTAGAGAGATGGGTGCTAGTGGGATTAATACGGTTGCAGAAGCAAAAATGTTCTTCCAGTCAATGCCACAGCTTGATTATTCCAGCCCTGAAGCATTACAGAATTCGGTGAAAATAATTGACCAATACACGAAGGCATTTAATTCAAGGAATAACGCCAATCTAGGTGCACTATCAAGCCAGAAATCAAGGCAACAAGCCCCTCAAGCAGCGATTCAAGCATTAAAGCAAGATCCATCATTAGCACCTCAATTCAAAGCTAAATACGGATATCTACCATAAGGATAATTACATGGATAATTTCTTTGATCAATTTGATGAGCAAAAATTACCTAATGGTATGATTGAGAAAGGTAATATTGATATTCATAATCGGCCAATTGTGAAAAATGAAGACGGTAGCATAAGTACCGTTAGGAGTTTGTCGGCAAACATTGATGGAATGGAGGTGTTAATACCCACAGTTAGTGATGATGGCAGGATCATGTCTGACGACGAAGCTATTGATAACTACCTAAGAACAGGTAAGCACTTAGGTATGTTTTCAACACCAGAAGACGCTACAGCTTATGCCGAAAGCTTACATAATCAACAAGCAGAAGAATACCTACCGCAAGAAAGGAATTTTTTTGATCAGTTCGACGCATCGGCACAGCAAGAACAAGGTCCTCAACCAGCACAGCCAGAAAATAGTTATATCGCCGGCATGAAGCAAACCAACCAGAATCTTTCTCAAGGTTTACAGAAATCGTCTGATGATGCTAAAGGGTTCCGTGAAAATGTGATAGATGCTTTTACTGGTGAAAGCAAGATGACTCCTGAAGTTCAAGGGCTAGAGGGGATCATGTCTTCGCCAGAAATGAACGCATTTAATGCTGATGCAATGAAAGCGGCTTGGGTACAAATGTTCGGTAATGATAACGACTTTGTAAAAGTCATCAGCAATATGGGCGGGCAGGTATCTCAAGATGAAAAGGGGAACCTGTTAGTTGACTTACCGTCCGGCCGATATGCATTAAACAAGCCTGGTCTATCAGCTGAAGATATCATGCCGTTTATCGCGAACGCGGCCGCATTCACTCCAGCGGGAAGAGCATCAACTGTACTAGGTGCCACTGCGAAATCAGCAGGTACAGACTTGGCTCTACAATCGTCCGTTAATATGGCTGGCGGTGGTGATATCAACCCGCTACAAACAGCATTATCAGCAGGGCTTGGAGGTGGATTTAAAGCGGCAGAGAAGCTTATTAATAGTGGTTATCGAGTGGCAACTGGCAAACCAACGCAAGAAGCATCTGAGTTGTCAGAATTCGCTAAGCAGAATAATGTTCCTTTGTACACAACTGACGTTGTACCTCCGCAATCAAAAACTGGAAGGTTAGCTCAAGGTGCTGCTGAAAACATACCTTTTGCTGGTACGGCAGGTTTGCGTTCAAACCAACAAGAGGCGAGGAGTAAACTTGTTCGTGATTTCGCAGACAGGTTTGGAGAGTACGATCCTAGCCAAGTTGTTGAGAGTTTAAAGCGAAAAACATCAACAATAAAACAGGCAGCGGGTGAAAGGTTAGAGTCAATCCAGAATTCGTTATCTGGTGTGCCTATCACCCCTAACCGAGCAATAAATCAGATTGATAACGAAATAGCTAAACTATCTAAACTTGGTGAGGTTGCTGATACACAGACCATCTCAAAATTGCAGTCTTACAGGAATGAGCTTGCATCTGGTAACGTTGATATTTCTCAATTAAGGGATTTAAGGACTCAATTTAGACAAGACGTTAAGGGTGAGAGAATGGCTATGCCTAATCGCTCTGACGCTGCGATAAATAGAGTTTATAAAGCTATGTCTGATGACGCTAGTGATGCAATATCAACAAACTTAGGCGCTGATACTTTACGTAAATATAACCAAGCCAATGCTATCTATGCCGATGAAGCAAATAAAATATTAAATACTCGATTGAAGAACATCTTAACCAAAGGTGATTTAACGCCAGAGGTGGTTAACAATATTTTATTTAGCAAAAACAAATCTGAAATTAGGAGTTTATATAACTCAGTTGACACTCGTGGTCGCGCTCAAATGAGAAATGCCATTATTGGTAAGGCGATTGAGAAAGCCGGTGACTCTCCAGATCAGTTCTTAAGGCAACTAAATATCATGTCAAACCAAACAGGGATAGCATTTAGAGGTCAAGATGCTATTTATATAAATGGCCTGAAGAAGTATTTAGAAGCAACAAAACAAGCCGCAAAAGCCGGTGTCACAACGCCGACTGGTCAGCAAGCAATTCCTTTCATACTTGGCCTAGGCGCAGCCATAAAACCATCAACCGCAATTGGTGCTGGAACTTATGGTGCACTAGCTCGCATCTATGAAAGTAAACCAGTTAGAGAGGCGGTGATGAGATTAGCAGGAACTCCAGCAGGAACAAGCAAGTTCGAAAAGGCAGTCTCTACAATCTCACAAAGTTTAAGTGCTGGCTCGCAGGCGAAAAATAGGGAGTAATAATAAATCTATTTTGATATTATGTTTAAATATTGAAAATACCTTATAGGTGCAGGCGTTATGAATCTAGAAAGAAGGAAGAATATATTTTTTCTTACTATTTTTTTAGCATGGCTTTATTGTTTTTTTGTGTTAGATGTGAGCCTAGATGATTACTCATGGCCAATCAGGATTGGATTTATTGGTGCAATATATACTTTTTACATTATTTTTATTATGTTCCCGTTTTACTCAGGAGAGTTAGATAAACAAATGTACATAAATAGTCATCTAACCAATGAGTTAAGTGATTTGAGAGATGAGTTAGCCAGCCTTAAATGCAAATTGCAGATCATTGAAAGTGATATAGATAAATAAACAAATTTACATTTATAAATAACCGCTTAATTGCGGTTTTTTTACGTCCAAAATACACCAGATTAAAGCTGGTGCGACTACTCACGCTTGGAGAAAGCAATGTCAGATATTATCCCTAATGTCGTCGTGTCAATGCCCAATCAATTATTTACGTTAGCGCGTAAATTTCAGGCTGTCAGCAACGGTAAAATTTACATCGGAAAGATAGATACCGATCCAACATTACCAGAAAACCAAATTCAGGTTTATTTGGAAAATGAAGATGGTTCTCATATTCCTGTGTCTCAGCCTTTAATTATCAATCAGGCTGGATTCCCCGTTTACAATGGTCAGATATCAAAATTCGTGACAGTTGAAGGTCACAGTATGGCTGTTTATGACAGCTATGGTGCTCAACAACATTATTATCCAAATATTTTGAAGTATGACCCTGACCAACTACGAGGTGACCTACTCAGTGAACATGGTGGCGATAATGTTTTTGTAGGTAACACCTCAATATCATCAATAATTACAAAGACAAAATATACTCGCATTGGTAACTTTATTGATGGATGTACTGTAAATACTGATTTGGAGTGTGTTAAATTTGGTGATTTCTATTACGCGGTTAGGAATAGAGATTCATTACCTATTTTTGTTAGCCCCAACTCATCACCAGATGAATCATGGATCTGTGTTGGTGATGCTAATTTTGGTTATGAATCACATAATATATTTAATTTTGGCGGTGTTGATGATAATGGAATAACAGATAATCGCGAGGCAATACAATTAGCTATTGAATATATGGAGTTTAGTGGATCGTTGCTGTTTACAAACTCTAGCCATGATGACAGATATTTTGGAATTAACTCATTTAATCCAGATGCTGATGGAAAACATTGTTTAATAATACGCAAGTTAAGGAATGTAAATATATTCGGTGGAAGAGATAGAAATTCTAGTATTAGATATACAGGAGGTATTGAGGGAGAATCATTAATAAAAATTGAATGTGGTAGATCTGACTGGGGGGCAAGGATTGAATCTTTAGGGGTTAGTGGTGGTAACAAATTAAACTATGTTTTATTCAGTAATGATTTTTGGTATGCAAATAGTTTATTTATCGGTGGCTGTTTTGAGGATGCTATTTTAGATGGTATACACGTATCAATGTATATGACATCATTTATTAGGGTATTATCTAATAATAATGGTAGAGATGGTTTTTCTTTTGGTGGGCCAAATTCTGAAGGTGGGTGGATAAAAGGAACTTCAACTTCATTAAATATGCTAAACTGTTGGGCTAGGGCATGTAAACGATTTGGATATAAAGTATCTAACGAGTTATGGTATTCAAATTGGTCTAGTAATGGTTGTGATGGTGTTGGAGAAAGAACTGAAATTGCGTATTTTTTTGATATTGTTAAAGGGGTTTCTCTAGCATCCAATGGAGCAGAATTTGTTGAGCAATATTTGAAAGTGAATACTTTCAGAGGGTTGAATGTAAGTGGGATTCAAGTAGCAAACCTTAAGTCATCTAAAGCTGTAGATAGGTATTTAATTGAACTATCTTCTGGATTTAACGCGTCTTTTTCTGGATATGCTCCATATAATCAATTTGATGACCAATATGATTATATTGTATATGTTACAAACCCATCAGGAAATGAGTTTGTTTTATTCTTGGATGATAGTATACCATCATATGCTATCGGTCATGCTGTACTAGATTCAGGTAAATATTATAGATATCCTAAGATAATACATTACGCCGTATCTGATACAAGGGATCGTGGATTTGACAGATTTGGTTCATCTCTTTCAGTGCCAAAAGATGTTAATATGGTAAATAGTAGCACTTCTATACCAGATGGATTTATAACGAGAAAAATCAATGTTAGAAATATAA